TTATTCTGGCATTAATGGTGCCGTTCCGGTTCTTGAATCAGGAATTTTAGGCAAAGTGATATCAGGTGCTTTGGATGTGTCAATAGCACTTAGTTCATCAATATAGTCCAGCACACTATTAAGTTTAGCTTTCTCTGGAGCGGTAAGATTGCGACCGGCCTGTAATTTTAGATTAATAACAGATATTGATTGCACAGCCAGCTCAATCAAAGACTGTCTAACTGCATCAGCACTTTCTTTCGTTAGTGGCACAATTCGTGGTTCACCTTGCACAACCTCCCCATTCACGTATTGGGAGTTTTCGCCAATAGACTCGTAAACTTTAGCAGAAACCTCGGTCAGTTTAGCTGACTCGTACTGCTCTATTTCTATCGCAGTGCAAGCCACAAACATCCCAACGACATATGAGTTCTTATCTGTTTCAACAAAAAATCGCGCGCTAAAGTATTTTTGCTTTACATCATCATATTCATTAGCCACATTCATCACCAAATAGCAAAAACGTTAACGTTCAGAGCAGGACCAGCGTTGTAAATACTGCAATTACTCGGACCCGCGCCATTTAGCCAGCACTTAAATTCACCGTTAAAGGAGGTTATGTAAACTCCTGGGGTATTTGGAAAAGATGCTGGGAACGTCCATGTGGTAACTCCGTTAGCATTCAAATTAAGGTTATGCCTGCACCACATCCCGCCGCCAGGGAGCTTCGCCCATGCTCCATTGCCATTACCCCCTGACAGAAATTCATCCCTATTGACCTTTCTATTTAAAAAATCCTTCAGATATCCGCCCCAAGCGGTTCCCCATATGTTCCCATCGGGATGCAGTTTTGAACCGTTCCCACCTCCAGCACCAACGGTGCCGCTGGCATTAAATGTTCCATCATTCCGAAATTCATACCATCCATCGCTGCCAGCACTTCGAGTGCGGACTCTTAGTGCCGCATATTGCCCGATAACCTCATCAAACAATACGTCAGCATACTGGTCACCAGCCCCTAAAAGATGAAGGCCGCTCGTTTGCCGGTGATTTGCGCTACCATCGTTAAATTCAAAGTATTTGCGCTTGTTGATGAAGTCGACACCATCAACATTTAGATTTCCACTTAGCGTTCCACCAGTAATTGGTAACGCTCCCGTATCAACGGCTGTAGGTTTGTTTACCGTATCGAAAAACATAACCCAATCTTGCCATGCACCATTGCGTAAGGCTTTTCGATAAACCTTATCGTTTGGATTTCCTTTATCTACCAATGCCTTAGCAATCAAAACTCCATATCTGCCAGAAGCAGTGGATGACCAGTCAAGCTCATAGGAAATGCTATTTGACGGCATATCAGAAGAAGGCGCATTAACCGCATATTTACCTGTTGGCTTCGATTTCAACACATCGAGCGTATTCGCCGAAGGGAGTATCGGCGTATCACCACCAACGCCAAAGGTGCCATTAATTCCAATTTCTTCTCTGCCAGTACCGACATTTTTTGTAGCTGCAGTGCCGAGACCAAGGTTACCGCGAGCCTCCGGTACGTTGTCGACATCAGAAAGATTATTCGCCTTTTTCAAGAAGCCCGGATCGGTTATCGCCTTCTGTATTGCCAGATACAGCTGGTTATGTTTCGATTTGTCCAGCGCAATGCCGTTACCCTCAATGGCGTTGGCCACCTCTTCCTGCACGGCGTCCCACATATCGCTGTTCAAATCGGTCGCGCGGCGCCCGGTAGCCGGATCGCCATTGGTAAAACCGTTCTTCCCCGGCCCAAATTTGTCAATTTGCGCCGTAGGCGTATCAATTCGATGCATCATTTTCTCCTTCAGGATAGGCAAAGACCACCACGGTGTGAGATGGGCACAATTTTTCGATAACACATTCCACCACCGTATCGCCCCAGGTACGAATAGCGCTATTGCACGCGCTGGTGCAGGTTTGCCAGGCTACAGTGGCATCAGAGGGAATATTCACGCGCCAGTAATAGCGCCACTTATCGCCCCACTCCGGATCCGGGGTCGCATCCAGATTCTGAAATTGTTCAATGGTCGCCGTGGAATACCCCAGCGCATTCAACTGTTGGCGGTAAAATCGTTCGTTAATCCCGCCCGGTATATTAATTTTTGCGTCAAGCCGCTGCTGGCGTTGACGCAGTGTTTGCACGCCGGCCGGCGCGCAGGAATCGGGCAGCCCACAGAGCATTTCGTAACGGCCGATCAGCTCAACCGTCTGCGCCGGGTCAATCTCACGCATCAGGTCTTCGCCACGCTGGTGCACTGCGGCCAAAGAAGGTGCCAGACCGTTCAACAGCGGGTTGTCTCCTTCCCAGGCCGGCCCCGGCGGCAGCAGATGATAAAGCAGCCGGGTGTAATCATCTTCAAGTGACATGCGTTACCCCGCGCTGTAGTTTGACCAGGTGACCGTTCCCAAAACGGGTAGCTCTACGTTACCCAACACGATATTGGCGGTCGGCGCATCCAGCCGGTGAGCATATTCGCCGGTGGCGATGCTGATGGCTTCGCTGATGCGCGACAGGTGTATCGTTCCCGAAGGAATGCCGTCACGCAAAAACAGCGAATTAAGCTCGGCAATGACGGCCGCCCGGATCTCCGGCGTGTCTTTTGCCAGGGCAATCGTCATGGGGATCACCTTCTCGGTGGCAGGGAACACAAACAATCCGCCGCCCGCAACCGGTGCCAGCGGTAAGATGTGATCCCGTACGGCGGTCACCGTTTCAGCCGGCGGCGCGGGATGGGTGGCATCGCCACTGGCGACCATCACCCCCACCGTGCCGATCCCCTTGTAATGACGGAACGTCCAGGCGCGGGTAATGCCGGCCACCTCTTTCGCCCAGATCACATAATCATGATCAGCGCCACCCTGTGGGGTGTAGAACCACCGCTCCATGATGCGGCCACGCCACGTTTCAAGCGGCTCGATATCTTCCCCGCCCGCCAAATCATCGGCATAGCCCGTGGAAGATAGCCCCCCGACAGGCGTCACCAGGCGCAAGGCAATGCCATCATCAGCGTTACCTTCTCGCCCGGCGGCATCAGCCAGTATCGGGGCACGCAATACACCGCCGACCGCCTTGGCGGCTTCGGTGGTGGTGTACGTCTGCTGATCATCGCGCTGCAACACCGTACCGGCGGGCAATTCAGGTGTGCCGCTAACATCCTGCCAGCGGACAAAGCCGGCCGCCGCCGTTGGCGGTTTCCGGGGGCAACGCTTCATCGCGCCATGCCGCACCAACCAATCAGGATCCGCCTGGTCCGGCAACATGTTCCGAGCAAGATAGTCGATGTAGCCATACAGTGTATGAACGGCCGCCGCCTGCACGCGCGCATACACCTCCGCATCCAGACGACGCAGCACCACATCTTCATTGAACCGCGTGAGCAAATCGCTTCTGATCGTCGCGATAAGTTGCGGCAGGGGCGGCCTGCTGAAACCACTGTCAGCCATTGAGTTCACTCCATAAATCGTCAAATGTAATCGTGTGGCGGGTGCCGTCTCGCTGCCATAGTGTGATCGCGGCTGCCAGCATATCGATGCCGGTACGCTCCACTCGCGTATCAATCCGCACGGCAACGCCATCGTCAATCATCCAGGCCAGCGCCTGGTTGATATACGTTCTCGCCAGAGGTGGCGTCTGATTGGTCAGGGTCGTTCGGCGGAGCAGGTAGAGCCGGGAGCCTATGCGATCATTTTGTACCGTTGGCCAGGTATCACCCCACCAGCCCATCGGCTGCTGCGCGTTATCGTCCGGCTCGGCCCGGCGCCAGGAAAAGAGCGATATCACAACCGATCGCGTCAGCCGATCGAGCGGCGCGTTTCCGGGGTAACGCACGCCATTGACGGTCAGGATCATCATTTCATCTCCTGGTTCGGTTTGCCGGTCTGGCCACCGTGAGTATCGTCGTGGTCATGCCCGTTATACTGTTCACGCATTTTGCTCAGCGTGCTGGTTTTATCGGTAATCTCACCATTGGGCACTTCAAGCAGCGGCGTGTTAAAGGTGGCTTTCTCCACGGCATTGACAACATAGTGTTTGGTGTTCACCTCCACCCGATTGCCCCGGCGCAGAACAATGCTGTCGCCTTCATCGGAATACAACGCCACCTCACCACTCTTTAGGCCACTCAGTCGGTACCGCCGATCGGCCACGGTGATCACCACACCGTGAGAACGGTCTCCCGACAAAAACAACGCCACCGCTTCTGCCCCGGGATGTGCCGCGGCCGTAAAGCCGTAGGGTTCCAGATGCTCAACGCTGGATTTGGGGTCGCCGGCCACCAGCGCGACATCCACCGTCTGGCATTTGGCTGCACTGTTCAGCCCCCGCACCACCGCGCGGGCAAGCAGGTTAGACAGGCCTCGCTGTATGGCCTCCATCGGATTACGCATCAGAAATCATCCTCTTGTTTGGCCTTTTTCCGCTTGCCGGGCTTCTGTGGCTCTGGCAGGTACGCATCCTCCGGCCCCACGCGTAATTCGGTTACCGTGCCCCCCTCATCCTGGGAATACGTCACCTCGGCGATCACCATTTCCCGGTTGTTAAAGTCCAGCAGCGGATCGAACACAATCACACGCTGGTTGGGTTGCCATAGCTTCCCGTCTCCCTGGCGCCAGCCCTGCACCGTATAGGTGGTTTCGTCCGTACGGGCCGCTCGCTGCCGTGCCTCAAACTCACATCGCGCCTGACAGGTAGTGCCGGTCGCATTGCCCGTCTGCTGGATGTAGTGCGGGCGATAGCGTTTGACACCGCTATCCTTCGCGGTCGAACGAATGGCGGAGATCGTCGCCTCGCCAAAATCATCGTCACCGCCGGCGCGCTGGCCAGAAACCTGATAATCAGAAAAGCGATCGCGAATGCTCTGTTCGGTATCGCAACTCAGCACGTTCTCGCCAAAGACCAGCGCGGTCGTGGCGTGCGCACTGCCAATGGCCCCCACCACCAACCGCCCTTGCGGATCGTCATAGGCCAGTGCCTGTTGCTGACCCAGCAGTTTGTTCAACACCTCATGGACTGTTTCACCGTGATCCGCCTGGACGCCCTGTAGTGAACCCGCCGGGGCGCCGGCATCAACCACGGTAAGGTTGAACGGCTTGGCAAGCTGCGTGGCAATCTGCGCCAATGTCCGGCCGGCAAATTGTGTGGGCGCAGCGGTGCAGTCAATCAGATCCGCCGTTTTACTCCGGCCGGTGATCCCAAAGGTAATGCCCCGGGCGTCGTAACGTATCGGCGTGGCCTCTACCCAGCCGGTGATCACCAGGTCATCACCGATCGAAACTTCGACGGCATCCCCCTTCTTAACCCGGGGGGCCAGCGGGACACTGCCCGACTCCCCCGGCCACTGGCGGGTTATCTGCACGTTGAAGTCCCTGGCCAGACGCTCAATGCCGGCCGCGATCTTGACGGTAGTCCAGCCGCCCCACTCGCGGCCGTTCACTCTCAGCGTGACGGTATTATTCATCGAACGGGGACCCTCAATGGCTGAACGGGAATAAAGCCGGGATGCTTCACGGCATTACGCCCCGTAATGTCGGTCTCGCGGGCAGCGTTGTCATACCAGGTGGCGGCAAGCACCAGCGCCGGCAACACGTCTGGTGGGGTACGGGTCACCGTTTTTTCCACCTGTGCCAGGCGTGTAGAAATATCCCGGTTGGTATCCGTGCGAACCCGGTTAAGGGAAAGGAAAAGGCCATCATCGGCCGTGCGCTGCAGCTCGGTATCAATGACATGATTAAGCCCGGCGCGCACGGCGATCAAATCGTCCCAGGTTACGGGCGCCGGCACAGGATTATCCGTGCCGGCATCATTGAGCGCCGGATGTGACACAATGGGCGTTGCGCTCTCAGGTGATCGCTGGTTGACTGGCGTTTTGGGCTGAGGAAGCAGCGTCACCGTGTAGGAGGCTTCGCTGATGGCCGTGGTGCGAATGGCTTCGGCAACGTAGTTCTGCTGCGTCTTCACAACCTGGGTTGTCGTACTGTCAGTATTCCATACCCCCCGCGGCGCCAAATCATGCCCCAGCGTCACACCGGAAAGCGTGTCGATCAGCGTCACCAGATCCGATGCATCACCGGTGAGGCGATTGCCGGCGCGCCACATTTTTTGCAGGGCATTGACAAAGTTCATGCCAGAAGACGGCGGCATCAGCAGTACCGACAGATCACCCTGCAGTAAACGCGCCGCCGCGGCAATCCCCTCATCCACCATGGTGAAGGCATCCGCCACGGTATTGATCATCGCTGTGGCCTGATCGAGCACATCACTTTGAATAAAATCCGACAGTCCGCCCAGGCCAAAACTGGAGAAAGCGTCGCTAATACTGTCGTCAAGGGCCGAGCAGGACGAGACCAGCACCTGCCCTGTCGCCACACCCGAAGTCGGAAACGACAGTTCCCCCGCTTCAACGAAACTGAAGCTGATCCGGCACATGCGCCCTTCGTTGTTGCTGTGACTGACGCGCACTTCACCATCAACGCAGATGGCCATTTCACCGTAGTTGGGATGTACCAGCGTTCCCGGCCCCGGGGTATCTACAGCCGCAATGAGCCGATCGCGCTGGTCAATATAATCATCCCCGATCAGGTAGGCGCTGATCGTGAATCGCCGCGTTGCCCGCCCGAGATCTTCGGTATAGGGCTTGTCGCGATTGGGATATTCATGCGTCTGTACCCGGCGGCCGAATGTGCCTTCGTCACTTTCAACACTGAAAGGCACACCACGAAACGACGCGGGCTGCAGCCTGCTTTTCCATCCAGCCATAATAACTCCAGACATAAAAAAACCCACCGAAGTGGGTTGATTGATTATTTATTCGCAGTGATGGTTATTCAGGCTTGACTGCCTTACACTTTATTTCTTTCACACCAGTCGTTCCATTTTTATTTACACCTACCTTAACCTTACCGCTTTTAAAAACCGTAACAAAAAACTGACCTTTGGGCATTTTAAACGAAAACTCCCAACCATTAATAATTGGAGAATCAAAATCATCATTTGGCCGCAATGGAACAACAGCAGTCATTGGTGCTTGAGGTTGGTCGTTACTTTTAAAAAGGAAAACACCTTTGCTTTTACCATATTCATAAGAAACATGAGTAATCAGCAGTTTCCCACTGGCTGATTGAGCAGGACAGACTATGTCTATTGAAGATGATATCTCACCATTTGATTCTATCGATGATTCGATACCACTCACAAAGTCACCTGTTAGTGAATCTTTCGAAAAAACAGGGAAAGATATAGCAGCAATAATTAATGCCATTATTGTTTTAGTCATTCACCATCTCCAGTTAATTACCATTATAGATTAATAATAACTCACATCATGGGTAATGTTCATCAATCTTTTTTCCCTGAGCGCGTTCCAATGCAGCTCCGATTTAATCAAGGTTTGGCAAATCGGTTATAGCCGACATCGTAGGAAATACCGGGAGGCAGCTTGCTGTCCGTCTGCACCTTCATACCTGCCGGCATATTCTCAAACTTGAACGTAAATTCACCGCCCGGTGGCTGTTGCGGCGAGGGATTGACCGGCCTGAGCAGGGAAACCGAAGGTTGATACTGCCGCCCCTGGTTTTCCTCTCTGCGCCAGGGCAGCAGCTTTTTCCCCAATGCATCAACGCTATCGAGACCAGGTAGATCATTGAGCGTGCGTGTCACCACGTTGTCTTTCAACCAGGTGAACCGCTCCTCCAGCGGATCGGCTACATACTCTTTGGCCGTGAGCGCGGCACCGATCGTCCCCAGACGGCCAAGTGCCATCGCACCGCCGCCGAACAAGCCGGTACCCTTCGTTACCTTCCCAAGTTTCCCCATCTCTTTCGTCACACTGCCGATGGAGCTGACCATGTCAACGGACCACTTGATCACCATGAAGGCCAAGATGCCTTTAAGCACGGTCTCCCACCCACCGATGGCATCAACCATCTTGTTGATCTCGGCCAGGGCGGATTGTATGGTCGGGCCCACGGTATCCCAGTTCTCGACGATCAGCCCGCCGGCCAATACCAGCAACGTCACCAACTTGCCCAACGGCGACATATTCATCACGGTATTCAGCAAGCCAAATGCCTTTTTCACCGCACCCACCGCACTGGCAGTCCCCAGCAAATATGCCCCAAACTTGGCAACAGACTTGAGCAACTCAGGATTTGCCTTCACCCAATCACGCAGTTGTTCGATAAATGGCATCAGCTTGCCGATACCCTTGTTCAGAGCCGGCAGGAACATATCACCGATCGTCACACTGACCGCACTCATGTGGTTTTTGAACAGCTGGATGGCATTCGCTGTCGTGGCGGCGCGCGCGGCGTACTCCTTCTCCATTGAGCCGCCGTAGGCCTGCTGGTCAGCGACTTTGGCAAAGTTTTTCCGCAACAGATCAAGGTTGGTCAGCAGGGGCGCGATCGCCCCCAGAGACTCCTTGCCGAACAGCGCTGTCATGACAGCGGCCTGTTTTGCTTTGGGAACCTTCGCCAGCGAGTCCAGCACTTTCAGCATGGCGCTCTTGGCATCTTTCTGCATGTCGGCTGCCAGAGTTTTCGGGTTAATCTTTAACGCTCTGAGCGCCCGTTTCTGTGAAGCTGTAGCAGCGCCACCCGCGGTCAATGACAGCATGAAGTTCTTGATGCCCGTCGAGGCGATCTCGGACTCCACCCCCATGCCGGCAATGGTAGCGCCCATTGCCGCAATCTCGCCTGACGCCACCCCGGCCACTTCCCCCAATGGGCCGATCCGAGTAACAACCTCAGAAATCTTGGCCGCACTGGCGGGGCCGGTGTTCCCCAGGTAGTTGATCTTATCTGCCAACCCGACTACGTCTGTCTGGGTCATTTTGAAGGCCGTACGCCACTGCGCCATCATCTGCCCGGACTCTTCCGCGGTCTGGTCGAATGCCACGCCCATTTTTACGGCAGACTCGGCAAAGGAAAGCAGCTCTTCTTTGGCGATGCCCGCCTGGCCACCGGCCGCGACAATCTGCCCAATCCCCTCGGCGGCCATCGGCAACCGTGTAGACAGGTTCAGCACATCGTCGCTCATCTGCTTGAACTGTGCCGGGGTATCAAAATCCACGACCTTGCGCACATCGGCCATCACCGACTCAAACTCAATGGCCTGATTTATCGGCAATGTCAGCGCCCCAACGATACCGGCACCCACCGCCGCAGCGCCGGTCATAATGGAGGAAAACTCTTTACCGAACCCCTTGACGTTGCGCTGCATCTTCTTCATGGGTTCAGACAGCTGATCAACCGCCGTAATGATCGCCTTTAACTGAAAGCTGTCAGCCACGGTTCATCTCCTCATTGATGCGGATGGCCTCAGCCTCCAGCTCAAAAAACCGGCTCAGTGCGAGCCGGCGCAGATCAAGCGGGTTCAATCGCCAGAAATAGGCAGTGTTGTAAAGCCGCTTTCGGAGTTCCCCGGGATTTTCGACGCCGTAAAAAAACCGAGAATAGACATTGAGATAGCAAAAACATCAAACAGCGCCAACTGCCTGGCGGAGGAAAGCGGAATGCCGGCAAGCTCCGGGATATAGGCCAACGCCGCGGCGGAATCCAGCTTGACGCCGCCGGACTCCGTCAGCGAGAACGGCATACCAAATTTCGCCACCTGGTCATACGTGGGCTCCTGCAGCTCAATGACATGCAGCGTCTCGCCGTGCGCCGTGATCGGCTTACTCAGGGTGATTTCTTTCATTGATAGAATCCTTCTTCACCGTGGAATTCCAGGTCGGCGGTGCCTTCCTCGGGGTTATGATTGGCCTCGCCGTGCAACCAGGCGCTGCCCAGCACATACACCATCCCATTTGCCAGCTCGGCGGTGATGGTCATGGCCGTAGACGACACCAGCTTGTTGATGGGAAACGCCTTCGGCACCTTGAAGGTGCCTTTCACATAAGGGGCGCGGTGGGTCTCTTTGTGATCCACGTCCCCCGCCAGGCCAATTACATCATCGCGCACCACGGTGTTCATCGGCACTTCAATGCCACCGGTGAGCGACAGTTGCTGACCGTCAATTTTTAGGTAACAGGTACCGGCGATCTTAGCCATCAGGCGGCCTCCTCGTTGTACTGCAGACGGAATTGGTTGAGCAGAGCAAAGACGCGCAGCTGATTGACGTAATCCGGTGGGAACAGGACATCCAGGCGGCTCGGGTCATTGGCGTTACGCTCAACAATCAGGTATTTCTGGAACAGCTCGAAGTTTTCAACAATGCCCTCGCGCTCAAGCTGGCGATAGGTCGCACAAAGCTCACCGCGGATCACCGCCGGCGTCACAATAGCCTGACCCGGGCCAAAGCGTGTGCCATCATTGGCCAGCTTGTGGCGCCCATACTTCGAGGTGATCACCGACTTGAGACGACGCAAAACATAAGCGCTGGTATGCAGCGTTTCGCTATCCAGATAGCTGTTATCCGCCACGCCGTAGGCATTTTTCTTGTACGTGGTGATATCCCGCTGGATCCGCAGGCTGCCGCCCTCCGCATACGCGGTCGCAATACCATGGGTCAGCAAGGACTGCTGCTCCGTCATAATGAAGCGCTTACCCACCGGGGCCGGCATTGCGCCCGTCAACTCTCCGGTCTGCGTCGGCCGGGCGGGATCAATACGCAGGAATACCGCCGCGCGCGCAAGGCGGCCGGCGACCAACTCATCCAGCGGCGTCTGGCAATCCGGCTCATAGCCGGCAACGGTAATATGCTGGTTATTGAGTCCGTCACCGAAAGCCACCAGCTCGGACAAATCGCCCGCCTTAGCGGTATACACATGGCCATACAGCTGCCGCATATAACTCCAGCGGCCGCTGCTGTCGTTCATTTCCATCGCCATCAGCTGCAGGGACGGCATATCACTGAAGGGGAGTCCGATGTAGTCAAACGGCGCATCGCCCATGGCTGCCACCGCCGGCGCCATATCAGGGGAACCCGCCCCGCCCTTCATGACGCCAATCTGAGCAGTCAGCCCGGCCGGCACCTCTTCACCACCCACGCAGCCGTAATAGTTCACCGCCAGCGGAATATCGTTACCCGATACCCCTTTGTTGACCGCCGTCAGCGTCACTACCCCCTGCACATCGCCGCCAGACGTTGCCAAAACTTCGGCCTTTACGGGCAGATCCGGACGCGCATTGATAGCTGCGGCGAGTGTTGTGGCAACAGCCTTGGCCTTATCTTCAGTTGCCACCACTGCCTGCACCCGGGTGGTACCGATATACAGGCTGATGCTGCCGGCGGCCGTCGCCGTGCCGGAAAGGGTCACTGTGCCCTTGGCGGCGGTTCCCGAACCATCAGGCAACGCAATCACCCACAGCTCACCAAAGGGGTCAACCTTACGGTAAGCCGCGACCATTCGCGCCAGTTGACTGCCACGGCCGGCCAATTTCCCCGCCAGATCCGCGGAAGGCATGATAACCAGTTCGTTTGCCGCTATCTCCGAATCAGGCAGCGCCATGCCAAACAGCAGCGACGGGGCGTTATCCTGCGCCGTATTTGCGGCGCTGTTGTCCATTTCCGCATAAAACAGCGGAACCCGAACATCCGCCGGGATGTTATTAAAGCTCACGGTCATTGTGTGTTACCTCTCGGTTTGGCCGGTGAATTGTCTTGTTGTCGAACATCGCCGGCCGCCAGCCGACGCATCCAATACGTGCTGGGTTCAACATTCCTTCCGCCTGGTGGCAAAACATCGCCACGCGCCGGGTCGGGAACGGTTCGCCCTTTGTTGGGGATCAGATACATGGGTTACTCGCTGAAATGTATTTCGGTGTGGTGCTCGATCTTCCCATCGGGGCCTGCGCCAGGGTCGATGTAATCCACATCAATCGACAAGGTTTTGAACTCGTCCAGCGCGTCCAAATCGTCCTGTTGGCGGGTGTCTTCCTCGGTTATCTCCCGGTCTACCGTAAAATCGAACTGGTAATAGAGTTCGGCGCGGTTCAAATCGAGTACCGTGCCGCCGGCATAGCAAATGGGGCCGGCATCCGGATCCAGCTCCCAGCCCAGCAAGGCTTTCCAAACCTCGGCCCGCACATCGTGCACCGCATCGTAAGACGCCCACTGCCCACGCTCATCGCGCCCGTTGCTCAGCACCACAATGACCGAAAACCCTTCGGTCAAAACCTGCCAATAGTCCGTCTGGCTCTTCTGCTCGCTGGGTGTATCATCAGCCGGCACAACATACGCCGCCGGAAGCAGCAGTTTCCCGACATCGGGGATAGCCTTGAACTGCGCCGCGCCTCCGACCCGGTTTTCAAACCGCGGACAGCGGGCACGCAGTGCAGCAATAATGTGGGTTAATTTCACGCTGTTTTCCTTTTGCGGCGCTGTGGCCGCAGCGATTTTCGCAATTCACGCGAAAGGGTGTATCGGGTCCAGCTGCGCCGGCGCTCCAATACTTCCACCATGAAGTTATTACGCGGAGCAATCCGCCACTCGGTGCCCCCCGAGGCGCCACGATGATGTTTTTTCTGACGCTTCGCCCCACGGCGAACCCCGTAGAACAGAAACGCAGGGTAAAATGCGCCGTTGATGGGGCGGTTTCCCTCGCCGTTCTTCTGGTTGGGAGAGATCTTCACCATCAAGCCCGGGCGCCGCTTTGAGGCCCGCGGGACGTAGTAACCGATAGAGCGCGCAAGGCGGCCGGTTCGGAAGGCCGGGTTATCTCCCGGTGCCGAGCGGCCACGATGCATCACCAACCGCCGCGCATCGCGCATGTGGATCTGACCGATGCGCACAAAAGCACGCCGAAGGCGGGCACGGTTGAAAACCAACTCTGTCGGCTGCTGGAAATCAACGTGTAAAGACGCTTTCGCCGCCATACCGCTCACTCCTTCGGGTTTCGCTGCCCAGCTCTTCGCATTCCAGCAACAGGAAGCGCCCTTTACTGTTCAGATCGCGTACTCGCCGCACCCGGTAAACCTGGCCGGACAATACGACCTCGTGATCGGCGGTAATGCCAGAGCGGTAACGCAACGTGAAGTAATGGGTGACGGTCGTCTCCGTCTGGACCGACGCCTGATAAGTGGCCGCCCCCACCTGCGCCATCTTGGCCCAGGCACGGAACGACTCGGGAAAAGTCGGCGCCAAACCGAAACTGTCTGTCGGCTCGTCTACACGCCGCCGGATAACGATCCGTTTATCCAGCTCGCCCGGGTCGGGCAGCAAATAGCTGGCACTGGTCTGCGCCTGACGGATTTTCATAGCGGGATATACCTGTAGGGTTGCACGTTCCACAGAAAGCCCATCGGCAGGCTGGCCTTTTCAAAGTCCGACACCGCCGAGCGGTTCTCATAGTAGTGAGTCGCCAGCAGCAGCATGCCAATCTTGATATCGTCGGGAAGGTGCAGACCATCCGGATCGGACTCGGGGATCTCGCTGTCGGGTGCATAGAGTTTTCGATTAAGAAACGTCTCGGTACGCGTCTGAACCGCCCGGCCAATCAGTTCTAGCAATGCATCTTCCTCAGTAAAATCAGGCTCCAACTTGCATTGCGCCTTGATTTCTTCGAGTTTCAGCAACATAGCTTTCTCCGGTGCCCGCCAAACGGCGGGCACAAAAAAACCGCTTTACGCGGCATGTTGAACTTCGGTTGGCGTCGCTATCAGCTGCTGGCCGATCCTTTACCCACCAGCGCCTTGATGGCAGAGGTATCTTCCAGGATGCAATCGAAGCGATGGAAAGCGACGAAGCCGGTCTGATCGAACTCGGCATAACGCTCAACCAGACGCTTGAGGATCATGTAATTGACGCGGCGGATGATGAAGCGATTGAAATCGCCGCAGAACATGAACTTCTTGCCGGCGCCAATATCATCGATCTCCTGATCAATCACGTACGGCACGTTCAGCACCGACGCCGGCGCCACGCCGACAATATCCGGCAGCCACAGTGGGCGTCCCTGGCCGTCTTCCATTTCACTGATCAGTTTCAGCGTATTATCGTTAAAGGCCAGGCGGAAACGGTCGCCGCGACGGTATGCCGGGTCGATGGAGTGTTTCAGCGCCAGGACCTCTTTCCAGTTCACCGCAGTTGCCGACGCGGTCACGGTAGTTTTATCCACGGAAGCCGCCAGACCTTTCGGCTGTTTCGGTGTACCGGTGCCGGTACCACGGATCAGGTAACGCGCCTCACCGCGTCCGATACGCTCGGCGATCCGGCGGGCAAGGTAGGCTTCCATATCAATCGCGCTATCCTGCAGCAGCTCGTTGGACACGCGAATGATTTTGGATGTCAACTTCAACGCACCCAGGCTGTCCATGCCGAATTCGGTATCTTCTTCGCCGGCTTCTTCGTTTTCGCCCAGCAGCACACCCACCTCATCCGTGCCGTCAGCCGTCGCCCACTCCATGGTTCGGCCGTCAGAGGTGGTCAGGATCTGCGCCACACCGGCGATGCCGCCATAGGCTTTCATCTGCTCAACCACTTTCGCCAGGAAGGTTTTTGGTACGGTATAGCCCCCCTTCTCATCCGGCGCAATGCCCTGCGCGCGCAGCTCACGCAATGCCTGGCGCTCTTCGGCGGTCAGCTCGGCTGCGCCGTGACGCATCCATTTATCAAACACGGCAACGCGCTGCTCAGGATCTTCACCTTTCGGGTCTTTATTCTGCTTTTGGCGTTGCTCCTCTTCCTGCTGCTCGATAAACGACTGATCCAGCGAGCGCAAGGACTCTTCCCGTTCGATTTTCTCATCGATGGCCTGCAGCTCGCCCTGAGCCTTCTTCCACTCGGTGCGCTGCTCATCGGTCCAGGCGTTATCACCAATTTTGTCATGCAAGGCGCGCATGTCGGTGGCGATGGTGTTTCGTTTTTGCTTCAGTTCATGCAATTTGGACGCAGACATAGTTTTTCCTTACACATTAAGTAAAGTCAGGAGGCGCTCACGCGCCATTCGTTGGTTTACGGCATTGGTGATCGCGCCACTTTCGCGCGCCTCCTGCCAGGCTTTCAAAGAACGGACGGCAGAATCAGCCGCCTGATAGGCCGGATACGTCACCGGACTGACGTCATACAGCCGGGAGAATTTGTGGATTTCGCGAATAACCACGCCTTCCTCGTCCTCGTACCAGCGATCGCCGTCGCGGGCGACGCGGAACGCAAAGGACGATTGGTTAATGTCACCGCGTTGCATCGGCGCCAGCACCAGATCGCGGATGGTCTGGGTATCCGGCGCCTCAATGTCATACTGCAGACCACGCTCATCTACGGAAACCTTGAGCGTTCCCGAGGTACTCCGGCCCAGAATGAAGTTGGGATCGTGGTTAAACAGCCCGCGCACATCATCATTCAGTACATCATCGAAGGCGCCTGGCTTGATTATCTCGCGAAAGCCCCACAGCGGTTCAGAACGGATATTGAACACCGAGCCGTAACCGATAATCCGCGTCGGCTGGTCTTCCTGCTGCTGCGCGCGCACTTCACCGCTGTAACAGCGCGTTTCTCTGTCACTCATCGGCGTCTTCCTCTTTGGTTTTGTCGTCGATTACGTTTTTGGTTGGATTGGCCGCATTCACGCTGACCAGCATTTCATCCAGCCCGTCTACCGGGTTCATATCCTCGAAGGCGCGGGCCTCGTTGCGGCTCATCCAGCCGTCAATGATGGCGTAGTGGTAGAACTGGGCGCGCTCTTTCGGCGTACCGCGCATCAGCCCTGCCAGGTTAAAGCGGACGTAATACCCCGCCGCCCGCTCTGCCCGGGTGAACAACCGGCGGTTAAGCTCCTGTTCCCAGTTGGCTACCCAGGGCATGATGGTATAGCGGACAAACTGAATGGCCTGCTCGGTGATATTGCTGAAGGTGGCTTTTTCCAGATCGTTGATCATGTGCGCCGGCACGTTGAATATGCCGGCAATCATCGAACGGTTCAGCTTCATCATGTCGATGATCTGGGCGTCTACCGGGGACACTGACAGCGCCCTGTAATCAAGTTCTGCGGGTAACAGCAGGGTTTTATTCTCCTGGCCACGCAGCGCCAGCGATGCCTTTTGCCAGACTTTCTTCAACCGCTCCCAGCCCTTGTCCTGGATCTCCCCCTTCACGGACACAATGCCCGCCGGCCGCGCATTCCCACTGAAAAAGGAACTGGTGTATTTCTGTCCGCTCATGCCCATGCCGATCGTCTCGGCGTGCTGCATGATGGGGCTGAGGCCCATTTTCTGGTTATTACCCAGCGCACGGATGTGGATCATGTCGTCAGGGCTGATGGCGAAGCTGCCAAGCTCGTTATAGACGCCATAGGTATAGCGGCCGCCGGTATTCAGCAGCGTGGTTTCCCACGGCATACACGCTTCAAGCCCGCTGACCTCGCCGCGGCGCGTCCGGTGCACCCGGGTAAACCCGTTACCCCAGCCGAGAATGTGCCGCTGCTTCAGCTCACGCCATTTATAGCTGGTCTGCCAGTCGTTGGGCTCGTCATGCACCAGATAAAAAACCGGGTGATCGCGCGCCACATTCACGCCTTTTTCCGTTTTGCGCATCACATGCAGCGGCATCTGGGCCACGTTGGACGCCAGCACGTAAATGCACGAATAAACCGCGGCCAGCTTCATCGATGTTTCCGGGCTGACGTACACGTCCGCCTGGAGCAAACCGTCCATTTCCGCCATTTCGGCGGTGACCGGATTGGCCGGATTTTCCAGCGGCTCACTGCGAAATAGCGCATCAAGTAACACGTTTCCCCCTTCTGGCCGCGATCAGCGCGAATGCCAGCAAACCGCCGCCGGCGCTCTGAAGCGCAATGGCGGTGCCAAACTGCAGGTAGATGCCCGCCACCAGCAGACCGAAACCGGCCAGACCGATAGCATCGATAATCAATGTTTTCATAGATATAAGAGGTCTTCGTCTGGATCGATATTGGAAAGAAAATCGCCCGGCTCATTCAGCATGGCGCGACCGATGGCCATAATCAGCGTGACAGCGCCGTCAATCTTGTTCTCGGCCTGCTCCTTGATTGGCCGAACCACATCATCGTTCCCCGGCAAATACTTGCCGATCACGTTGCTGAGACACCAGACCATGATGGGGTTGCCGTCGTGGTGGAACCGGCCAGACTCGATAGCGGCCTCCAGTTCTTTCATCGGGTCGGACATGTTGGTGTAATTCTGGATGATCGTAATGGGCGACATGTTTTCATCGGCCAGCTCGTGCGATATGCCGGTGGCACCGAAGGGGTCAATAGGCGATTCCTCTACCGGGTTAAGCCGGTTGGCTGCCCGGGCCTCTTCCATGATGTAGCGATAATCGATCTCCGCGCCATCCGTAACTGTCAGCAATCCCATTTCCACCCATTTTTGGAAGCGCTCCGCCGTACGCCGATCCTCGCTGCGTTCAACGCTGTAGACCGTGTCATACGGCACCCAGAACCGCGGCGCGATGCTGTAATAATGGCGCTTGCCGTCAATGTCCCGCGTAAACAACCGCCCCATGCTGTTCATGTCCAGCTTGCGCGCCAGGTCAAACGCCAGAATGCAGGGCTGCCCTTCAAACTGCTCGAGCGTCAGCGTGGTATCTTCACAGCGCTTCAGACTCACCAGGTTATAGAAGGCATCCCGCGCCGCGACCCAGATATTGAGGTGTTTGGTCTTGAATGTACCGGCATGGCGGGCGTTGTTGATCGCCCGCTGCTGCTGGCTGAGCAGAAAGTCTTTGTAAACCGAGACGCCCATATTGGGGTTGGCCTTGACCAACGCCTCCGGTTTTGTCCAGTCGTCGCCTTCGTCGATGGTATAGATGATGCCGAACAGCTCATCGTTCGGCACGGTGCCGCTCAGCATCTCCACCACTTCACGGCGCTTGTCGTAGCACGGCCCCTCGATGTTGTAGCCGGCCGTGGTGATCGCCCACATCAGCGGTTGCCGGCGGGCGCCCATGCCGGTCAACATGGTGGTATAGAGCGCATCAGTTTGATGTTCATGGTATTCATCCACCACCGCCAGGCTGGGCGATGAACCGTCGCCCGGGTTGCCGATCAGAGGTTCAAAGCGGGCGCCGTCCTCCGGGCGGTTGAGGTTGGACGCATTGACCTCAATACCGAAAGCCTCCATCAGCATCGGCGTACGCTTGCACATCAGCCGGGCCGGGCGAAACACTTCCCAGGCCTGCTTTTCGGTGGTCGCACCGGAATACACCTCGGCACCGAACTCACCGTCGCAGGTAAACCCGTAGAGCGCCACGCCGGCCGAGATGGCCGATTTGCCGTTCTTGCGGGGGATCTCGGTGTAGACCTCGCGAAAGCGCCGTAGCTTGGTGCCTTTGTGCACCCAGCCAAAGACGGCACAGACGATAAACAGCTGCCACGGCTCCAGGGTGATCGGCATCCGTTTGTATGCCCATTCGCCCTTGGTGTGCGGTAATAGCTGGATGAATCGCGCGGCCTGCTCTGCAAGGTCCCTGTCAAAGCGGTAGCGAAACTTTCGCCCCTTTTCTTCGGCCAGATCATCAAGATGCCGCTGGCAGCTGCTTACCACATACTGGCAGGCCACTATCTTGCCGCGCACCACATCACGCGCATACTGATTGGCAGCATTCACGTTGGGGTAAGATTTTCTCTTCATGATGTGATCAACTTAATGAATGGATTATCCGTTTTTTTCTGGCCGGCGAGTCCTATCAGCCGCTGGCGGCTTCCCGGATCGAGCCCCAGCATGGCGCCGGTGCTGCTCATCTCCGTTTCCTGTTCTTTTTTCGCCGTCAATTGAGGGTTCTTTATCGGGCCGCCGGTGGCACCGGTAACCACGTTGCCCTGCTTGGCGATGTTCTTGACTGCCCGGCGCCAAAACTCGTACGCCACGCACCACCGCTCCAGCACCGCCAGATCCGTGATGCACAGAATGCCCTGACCGCAAAGCTCTTTGGTGGTCATTTGCCACATTACCGTTGCCAGGTGGAGCCCCTCTTCTTCAAACCATGCCGGCGGCTCCGCGCCTTTTATCGGGGTGAATACCGGCTCGTCCTTATTCAGGGCTCGTTTACCGGGGTTGCCGGCCAATTCCTTGCGGGCGGTCGGCTTTGGGCGCCGCCCGGATCGGCCTGCCGTTCCGGCCATATGCGCTCCAGATTAAATTTCATTTTTCGCGGGTGTAAAAACATGACGGGGCGGGCAGTACGGAAGAGGCAAAGCCGTAGAGATTTTCCCTCCCCCTACCGGCCTGAGCGCCGCTCTCTCGCGGTCTTCGCCCTATGACAGGGGGTGCATAGGCTTTGCAAGTTGGCCTCGCTATCGTCTCCACCGTGCGCGAGAGGCACGATGTGGTCAACACAATCAGCCTCGGTTATGGCACCCCGGCGCAGGCATTCCTGACACAATCCCTTATCCCGCTTGAGGATCCGCGGCTTAATCACATCCCAACGGCTGCCGTAACCGCGCTGATGCCGACTCTGACCAGGCTTATAATTGCGCCACCCTTCACCTCGATGCTCACTACAGAATCCGCTGGGATCGGTCGTTGTATTGCGGCAACCGCGTTTACGGCAGGCTTTAGGCGTCCGGGGCGGCATGGCCCGGGGCCTTGTTGATCATGAAAACTAATTCTTTTTGCACCGTATCTGTATGCGGCAACGGATGGCGCGTAATCGAGATCGGCGGATACTCTGCCAGTGGTGCCCAGCGGTTATACTCCAGCGCCTGGCTGTAAATTTCGTCATAGATGCGACGAGTTTCCGTGGCCAATGTTGCTGCACACTCAACCATCGAGTCATGCATAGAGAGTTCGTCTTCTAGGAGATAAACGCTATTCCGAGTCGCCAAGTGACGAAGGTGAGCCAGCTCGTCAATAAGCTGTCCAATGGTTCTCTTCGCCACAATGCAACGGCCAATGGCATCATAATTCCGCTCTTTCATACCGCAGTCCTCTTGAAGGCATAAGACCCAATGCCAACGCGGCCCAGGTCTGATTCAATCGTATTAATCTCAACGCAGGTAAAGCCTTGCTCCGCAAACCACCGCAGCAACCCATCATGCGTGAAATACCAAATGTGCTCGTTCGGCCGATAGTGATGTGAAGCCATGATGGCATCGCCGCCGGCGAAGATGGGGATCGACACAAACACCCACTGTTTAGCCTTTGCTACCGCCAGTTCGGGCTTGTCGATATGCTCCAGGCTGTCCCAGAACGTCAACGCCGGGAACGCGTCAGCCGTATACAGATCGGCCCAGCGCCCGCGCAGCTTCAACCATTGAACGCCAACCGGATTGACGTCATACCCCCATGTCTGAGGGCGCGCCTCCACAAACTGCCCGGCACCGATCCCCACATCGAGCACCATCCCATCGCCGTGATGGCGCTCCACCAACGCAACGCGCGATTTCGTCAGCGCATGCCCCATCGGGGTATCAGCCATCAGCTGGTATTTGTGAAAATAGCTGTCGTCATACGGCCGTTGGTTCAACGGGACGGGATAACGACCAATGCCCAGCGCCGGGACGAAGACCAACCCAGACTCAAGATGTTGAGAGAACGATTTCATTGAGCCAGTCCTTAAATTGTTGGCCAAAGCCGGTAATGTGTTTGGAGCACGCATGGTCCATCTGGCCACACATGCAGTAATTATCAGGCTGCGCCCAACCTACGCGGGAAAGGTCCATCTCCGGATCGGTAACAATATGTGGCGCGTTATGCCCGCCACAGCCACCCTGGATGATGAAAACCGGTGTTTTGTAGCAGATGGCGGCAGGAAGCGCCCAACCCACGCCAGAGACCACCACAGCAGCATGCTCAACCAACGCCAGTATCTGGGTTACAGACAACTCACCGGCGTGCAGCTGTAGATCGGCCGCCGGCGCATCGCCCACAAGCCACTCTTCGCCCTCTTCCAGATCCGCCAGACTGACCACATAAAAATGCTTTTTCAGCAGCGCTGCCGCCTCGTTGATGTATTTGGGGTCAGGGTTACGTGCAGGATTGGCCCACTCGCGCCGAACCGTGGCCGGACGAATAACCGCAATGGGTTTATCACTGATCACCGGCGACGGCCCATAGGAAGGCAAATCAAATTGGGATGCCACCTTGCAGAATTGCAGGGTCATGGCATCGATAATGGATCCTCGCGCCAGCTCGTCCGCCCCATAGAACACCGTGAAAACTTCGGCTTTCGTCGGTTCAGGCACATACCTCAACCAGGTACGATCTTCGTTTTTCCGCTGGGTGCGCAGCAACGTGTTGGACTTGACGAATTTCACATCAAGATCCGCATACAACTCCGGCCAGGGGGTGCGAATGTAAGCCCCGGGGAATTGCCGAACAAATGCCCGCTGGTAGATGCTGTCGCCCAGGCCATACATCCCACGGATGTAGATGTTTCGCTTTATCGACATGAAAACCTTTAAATAGAAGAGAGCGCAGCCTCAAGAGACTGCCTCTGGAAACATCGCAAGCGAGTACGCCGCGAACAGTTAACGATCTCGACACCTGCCGCCCAATCACGTAATTGGCGAAACTCATCATGCCAACGGGCTACACTCATGGCGTCAGGATTGGCGAGGCCAGCGTGAGGCCCATGCCAGTGAGCACCGTCGCGAATTGAACAGTCATATCCCACCAGCAACACCCGCCGGGCACCGCGGTAGATGGCCAGCTCAATAGCACGTTGGCCAGAATTAAAACTGCCTGGCAACTGGCTATCAAACTGCGCCAAATTGAACCGGTCAGCGGTGAACGGGTCGCTGCACCAACGATCGGCACCACACGTTATCTCTGCGTGATATAACTCCCACCAGCAGCAATCAGCGGCATAAATGACGGCACATGCCGGGATCAGGCGCCAACTGTTGTTGACCGCGATCGCCGGCAAACCTGATACCTCCACCAGCGCGCAATCCGCTGCAGTCAACGATGGACCGCTGGCGACGCAAACAACCGTATGCCAATCCATTCACAGCCCCGAAGAAAAAAGCCACCAGCCTGCCGATGCGCAGGGTGCGCGGTAGGTGCAGGGTGACGGCTTGGTTATCTTGCATTATCGATGGCCCTCGCAAAGGCCACCTGTAATGCCAATGGAGTTAGCAATCAGCATCCGGCTTAGCAACGGACCGGCAAGCGGCCATACAAGCTCGCTTCATGTCCATCTCAGCCTGACGAGCCCAATCCGTTGCTTCCCAATCGGCCCGGACATCGCCAACATGCTCTCGCAGAAGTTTGATGAACTGGCGGCTGATATCTTTGAATTGGTTCATCTTCCCGATTTCGCCAAATGACAGTTCACGATACCCCGTTACAGTGCTGCCATCTTGCGGCTTAGCTTCGCTCATTGTTTTCTCCCGGCGGCTTCCCGCCATTGGTTCAGCGTGGCCACCCGGCCGGCGCAGATTGATAACGCTGTTTGCAGCGCCAGCGCATGACTGCCAATATCGCCCCAGGTATCACCCTGCAGTTTTGGTTGCTCGCAGGGGGTGAACACCGACTCAGGGGGTAAAAGCACGATCGGTGCCGGCGGCGGCGGTGTCCGTTCCGTGCAGGAGGCCAATAACAGCGGGAGGAGCAACGCGCCGACTACACTCGTCATTCTTGGTTGCTTCACGATATTTCCTCTGATAGGTTTCGCCCTGCTGGCGTAGCTGCTGTTCTCTTTGTTGCTGTTCTGCCATTAGCGAGCTATTCCGGGCGGCGTTCTCGCGTAATGCTGTTATCAGTGACTGCTGCTGCGCCAGCGTCTTTTCCTGCTGCTTAACCTGCTCACCAGCCTTTACTGCGTTGCTGTGGAAGTAAATCGCCAGCCTGCCGGCGACAATCAGCGCCACCGCCAACAGACCGATAATCATCGTCCGAACGCTGAATGAGGTGTTCATGACAAAAACATCTCGCGCTCTGCTGCACGACGCTTGACCAGACCCGGCATCACCTTACCTGCCGAGTTGCGCCATTTGGGGAATTCGTCCGCCGCCCCATGGGCGTCACCAGCATTGAACTTCTTCACCAGAGTTGAACCAGCAAAAGCGGGCCCGCCGATGTTGAATGCCAGCGATACCATCGCGTCGAACTGGTTCTGCGTCATCGTCCGCTTAATCGCGCTGTTGACCGTCAGCTCAAACACGGCCAAATCCTCGGAGAAAAACGCTTCTGCCTGCTCCTGCGTGATGCGGTCGCCGGGTTTGACGCCTTTGGTGTGACCCCAGCCAATTGTCCAGGGCTCGCCGCCGGTGCCGGGATCTGGGTATGCCTTCAAGCGAAGCTGCTCAAAACCTTTAATGAATTCCCTGCCCTTAGCGTTGGTTTTCATTGACACCCCCGAAGAAACGCTCCCAGAAGTACGTCAGCGCCACGCTACCCATAGCACCACAGAGACCCGCGCCAACGAACGCCATATTGACCGATAGCCCCGTCTCCATGCTGACAATGCCACCGATTAACCCTGTGAAACTGGATACAACAATCTGAGCCAGAGCATTAACCCAGCTCCACGCTGCCTTATTCCGCTTGATATCCATGAGATACCTCACAACACCGCCCCAGCCGGCAATGAGGATGAAAACCACCCATAGGCTGGAGAAAATGTGGTTGATTTCTTTATCCGGCATGCTGCCACCCTGCCTTTGTGGGATTGACCGGATACACCGGTGATAAAAAGAAAAAGGCCGCCAAATGGCAGCCTGTAATTGACGCGAATTGTCGCTTTGTAATTGTCGCTGGTTGATCACTGCCGATGGAAAACACCACCAGCGGCTGAAATCTGACCCACCAAAACGCAAAAAACCCCGGCGTGTTAAGCCAGGGTCAAAATAGGTGCCGGTCTTTCCCGACTGTCACTTCACATCAGAGGGGCGCACTCAAAATCCCAGGTGAAGGATTCGATAGTGCATATCAAACTGAATGCGCCTTTCTGAGGCGCTTCCCAGCCACTCCGGGGATCCCTTCATCGCAGGCTGAAAAGCATTTTCTGGAGCGGTCAGCGGGAATCGAACCCGCATCATCAGCTTGGAAGGCTGAGGTAATAGCCATTATACGATGACCGCGTTGGTGGCCCTTGCTGGACTTGAACCAGCGACCAATCAGTTATGAGCCGACTGCTCTAACCAACTGAGCTAAAGGGCCAAGGTGGCGAATTCTAAAACATTCCCCATTAACCACACAATACCATATGGTTATCTTTACATTCGCGCACAAAAAAAGCCCGCGCGCTGGCGGACTTTTCTTTAACGGGCGTACAAACCCCATCGTTAGGTTTGATATTAGGAAAAAACGGCAACTTTTGCAAGCGGCCAGTTTTTCACCGGGTGACCTTACTGAAAATACGCTCCAATTCGCTCTCTTCCTGGTAGCATTTGGTAAGCAGCGATTCGTAAAACGGTTTCCAGCTATAACGCCATGTACGCTCAGGCAGTTCAGGGATCAGCTTTTTAACCGCATGGTGTATGACTGACGGTTGAACCCGTTTAAATCCCCTACCCTTACATTTCGGGCAGTCCTTCATGACCGGAACACCTTGAAGTTCACTCGCCTTTTTGTCCAGAACGGTACCGGTCCCCTGGCAACGGCAACGAGCGCTAACCTTGCCTTTACCGCTACATACTGGACAGACCACCATAGTAACATCTTCCCATACGGTCTTTGCTGGTGGCTGGCTGCTTTCCTTCAACATCCACAACCCATTCTTAATTCTGAATTTATTTTCTTCCCACAGGATCGCCAGCTCGTTACGATTTATCTGGGTTTTGCGAACCAGCCCCCGGCCCTGGCAACACGAGCAGGATTCTGCTGATAACGCAGACCGGCAAAATTCACCGTAGGCCATGGCAGCCATGATGCGCAGACAACGGCCTAATTTGGCGCCGGCGGCTCGCTTTATCGCCCTAGGCGCCTTTTGGCTGGCAAATTGCGTTAGCATATCGACCGAGCGATCCCGGTCTTCTTTGCTGACGCCATATTTCCCCAAGCACAGCGCCATCCCAAATGCAGCTTTCGCCTCTACCATTCCAAGCGCAGCCATAATGTCAGTGCCCGTTAAATCTTCACTTGCAGTAGCTCGGGAGGTGTCAGAGATATGCAAACTTTTCGGGCTAAAGTGTTTCAATGCCGTTTCAATATTCATGCCTTTACCCCGCGTTTGTTTGCCGTGGTGATCGCCCCAATCCCAAATGCCTTATTCAACGTGAGCACCAGGTGGAACAGCTGGCTGCCGTGCTTGGCCTCCCATGCCGCTACATCATCATGCAATTCGTTATGGCATTTGCGGGTCAGAGGAATGGTGAAAATGTCGTGAGGCTTGGTGCCAGTACCGCCCAGGCCGTGATCGATGATGTGATGCGGGTCGTCTGCCGGCAGGCCGCAACCACAGCAGCACGGCTGCGACTTCACCCACTGGGTGTACTTTTCGCATTCCCAGCGCGTCAATTTTGGCCGCAACATAAAGCCCGCCGGCGGCGCCGGGTCCACATCAACGAGCAACGCCGGCTTAACCTTCTCCACGCGCTCATTGATGATCGCCTTCGGCGCTTTCTCCCAAACGATATCCGACTCTTTACGCGTGCCTGTTTCGTCTGGTGCTGGTGGAAGGCGCAATGCCGAGCGCGCCACCGAATCAGGCAGCAGATCGGAAACACCATTTAGCACGGCCCACCAGCATAATTCCGGCAGGCTCAGCTGGTGGTCTTCCTTAAACCGAAAGTGCGTTCGGGCCCGGTACATCAGCCAGTCCGCAACATTCTGCTTCGCCAAAGCGTCCAGCGTCGGGTGGGTTTGCTCCCGCAGCAGGTGTTCATGGTGCCAGCACAAACGGACAGGCAAGCCGTCATAATCCAGAATATCCATGTTGTGATTGTGATAACCGTCGCCATGTGGCCACTGGCACTCGGTGCCGCGGCTCAGCCACTCACGCAGCGCAGTAACACCACCAGCAGCGCCAATAACTCGCTCATGCAGGAAGAATGGCGACAACCGCGGATCATTGGCCAGGCTCTGATCGGCTACCGGCAGCAAACCCGATGGGAGCGGTTTTAGCTCTTCTGGCTCGTTGGCAATCAGCAGCCGGCGCTGGCCGCTGAAATAGTGCAACAGTTCACTACCAGGGCGCAGCAGTACCACGCCCAGATCACGCTGTAGGTAAGGGGTTAACAACATCCTCATAATCCGCTTACCGCCTTAGCCGAGTGTGCAATGCGCGCGGCGGCAGTGGTTAAATGGTCAGGATCCAACTCAACGCCAACAAAGCTATACCCCTCAAGCAGAGCCGCTTTACCTGTTGAACCTGAGCCCATGAATGGATCGAGAACTACGCCACCAGCGGGTGTAACCAAACGGCAAAGGTAGCGCATCAACTCAACAGGTTTCACTGTCGGGTGGTTATTCCTGGCCCCGCCAGTACGTCCTGCGCCTGCGCGTGGATCGTTAAGGCCAACGCTCCCCTCTTTTCTTCCGCCGGTCATGTCGCTGGCGGTGAACGGCACAAAACGCTCCATCCCTTCATCACGCTCCGATTTACTGACCTTTGCACAATAGAAGAATCTCGCAGCACTACCCTGATCACCATGGTGGTAACTGGCAACCCTATCAATCATGCCGCCAAACTTAACTGGGCCGCTGAAACCATTGGCTGTTGGCTCAGTTCCCTTCACTGGTGCCCGGGCGCCGGCATTTTGAGGAAACTCGGTTATAACCTCTTCACTTCCATCATGCAGAACGTTTGCAGGCCAGCGGCCCAATCGTTCTGAGTGATCAAGCTTGTCGCGTTGATCGACAGTTCGCCCGCTTTCCTCAACAGTTGATTCCCCGGGGCGCTTAGGAAAAGCAGCATTCGAACCTCTTGAGTGAGTTGACACACTGTCAGTACCAACCCGGCATAGAGCAATATTCAGCGCGCCGGTACCGAAATCACTTACATTTCTATCGACGGTACCTGATAGCGGTTTGCGCGCCATGACGATCGGCTCATGTGCCGGCTTTAATCCGGTACCTTTGCCAGCGTGTTCCCCCGTAAGGTTTTTTGATTTCGGGAACCCGCTGCCATAAATCCACATCAGCTGATCACGAATTTCAAAGCCGGCATCCTCGATATTTACCACCAGGCGGTGATAGGTACGGGCGCCACCAAAAGCAAGCAGATGGCCGCCAGGCTTCAGCACCCGCAGGCATTCTGTCCACTGATCTACCGTAGGCACCTGGTAATCCCACTTATGCCCCATGAAGCTCAGGCCGTAAGGAGGATCGGTTACTATGGCGTCAACAGAGTTATCGGCCATGCCGCGCAGGACCTCTTCACAGCGGCCAACGTTAAGTTGATATGTCACAGGATCCCCCTTTGCTGCTCTGCCTTTGCCAACAATTTGATGAAGCTATAACGGTGCTCGATGTTGAAACATGCCAATACGCCTTGCCAGTCACGCTCACGAGCAATGCGGCGCACACCCTGATCAGCAGCCCAATGGCTTCGCAGCCCTCGGATAGACCACCAGCGGCGAACCTGCTGCAGTACAGCCACCAGCGGGAAGACGGTAACGCCACAAATTTGTTTGGTTACTGGTTTCATGCGGCCTTCCCTCCGTTCAGGCGCTGGGCGCAATCTGCCCAAATGCGGTTCCATGCCGGCACCGCGTAACTCGGCTGCATGGTGCGCACTCCGGCTTTGCTGGCCTCAGTTCTCGCCAACGTCTCCAGCTCGCCCGGGTTTTGAAGCGGCAGACTGCTACCGATGAAACGACGATAGGCCGCGTCACGCTCTGCGCAGGCCGCCGGCGCCGAACGGGCTTGCTCTGGCTTGCGCCCGCCGTCATGCCAGGCTGTAGCCGCCAGCAGGTTGCCCGGGAACTTGACCGGCTTGAACATAGCTTCCGGGTTCAGGTGCTTGGCCCATTTGGTGCCCAGCCAGCGATCAACGAGGTATTCCACCACCAGCTTGAGTTCCTCCAGCGTGTGTCCGTCCACCAGCCGAGCCCGGATGTTCTGCAGGGTGGATTTGGCCGTGGTGTATTTGGCGCCCGTCAGTTGGTTCAGGTGTTTCAGCACCAGAATGGCCTGGTCAGTGATGTGAATTTCTTCAGAAACAACATCCCCCTGGTCTGCCGCCGCCGGCGGTTGACCAAAAGTGTTTTTATCTGACGGATCATGTTTTGAATTTACTGACGGATCGTATCCAGATTCTGGAGGGTCAAAACGCCCTGTGTTGCTGGATTTTGACGGGTCAGATTTTGAGGTATCAAATTTTGATGTATCAGATTTTGAGGCCTCAGATTCTGGAGGGTGAGAATTTGCAGCAGCGCGAAGCATCTCAACGTTCAGCTGCGTCATGCTTGAGGTGTTGCGGTTGCCTTTCCGGCGCTGTTGGCGGGTGATCCAGCCGTCTTTTTCCAGTTTGGCCAGCGACGCGCTCACCGTGCTTTCGCTGGCGCCAATCTGACGGGCGATCGTCTTCACTGAGGGCCAGCACAGGCCTTCATCCGAGGAAAAGTCAGCCAGGCGCGCCATTATGGCTACCATGGACAGTTTCATGCCCGCCGCCGCGCAACCGTCCCACACGTATGCGGTCAATTTCGTACTCATAAAATAGTCCTGGTAAAACGGGCCCAGAAGATGATCAGAGGGCAAGCACAATGCCACTCGTAGCCTGGGCGCTGGTAAACAACTTTCTGATTTTCAATGTCATGCTCGGCAATGACGACTACGTGACCATGCTGATCACGCCAACGACTGCCGATATCTGGGTAATTAGCCGCCATTAGCCGCGCCTCCACTCGTCGTAAATGCGCTGCAGCAACTCTGGGAAGCGCGATTCATAGAAATGGGGCTGGGTTTCCCGCGGGTTGTTCGGCGAGGTGATGTTTTTACCAAACCGCAGACCGGGGCCGGTGATCGACCAGAAATGTTTTTCACCGTGGCGCCGGCTGGGGCGGCTTTTGCGCTCGACTATCCGCAACCGCTCCAGAATGCGATATGCCACCGGCGTGCTCATCGTGCTGCTGTTCAGCTTCAACAGAGTGGTGATCGCCGCTGTCGGCCGGCTGGAGCCGTCAACGGCATCCGATGGCGCATCAATGGCGTATACCGGCATCAGTGCCGGCAGGCCAGCCAGCTCTTGCAGCTTCTGCAATGCCCCCAGACGTGACGACTGAGAGAGGTTCAGCAGCTTGGTAGCGGACTCCACGATCAACAACCCGGCCTGGATCTGGTCAGTCTTGGTCGCCGGCAGCTGTGGCGCCGGTACGTTGGCCTGCTCCAGCGCTGTCATGCGGTCGAACACCTTCGCCTGTATCTCGTAGCTGTAACTCATGGCCATCAGGCAGGCTTCGCGCTTGGGTAAGTGCAGACATGGAAGATCGCGCCCGGTCGGGTCGGTGTACTGAGCGAAAAATTTCGTTGAGTGGTTTTCACCCAATACCCGCGGCGCCTTCGCCATAAAATCAGCATGGCGCAAACGGGTATGGCCCTTGCTCGGGAACGGGGCGCCGGCGGCGATCGCTTTCGACTCACGCTCAGCGTTGATGTAGTCCACCAGCTCCAGGCTGGTCATAGTGATCCCGGTCGCTGGTAGATTAGTCATTCTTCACCTCACTGTGTCGTGACAACCAGGCGCCGCCATCTACCACCCATCGAGCAAACTGGTAGTTGCTGGCAATCCACCGACCCAGTACATTGACCTCATACCGGAACGGCGACGCAGAATTACCGCCAGTCATTGCACGGCAGCGGATTTGCGGCACCATAGAATTTCTGGTTAAATTGCTCATGCGATTATTTCTCCACACACTGATTTACTCGCACCGACGTCCAGGGGCTGCAACCTCTGGGCGTTACCCTTTCTGGCACTTGGCCTTTTTGCCAAACAGCGCCAGCACCGCCCTAACCTCTGCATCACGAGCCTGCAGGTGCTTACGGTGATAACGCATGATCTCGGCAGCCTCTTTCTCATCAATGACGCCATCAGCAAGCGACTCCTGAATGATCTGATCCACATGCCCACGGTGTGCGGCGGTGCGGATGCTTTTGCTGAACAATTCCACCTGGTCCAATTCGTCAAGAGCGGGGATCTCAACCACCAGCAAACCCCGGCGACGGGCGAAATATTCGGTCAGCAGGTTGGTGCCCGAGATATCCTCCATCGCTTCCAACTCGCCGATCTCGAAGAAGCGGCAACCGTTCTTCTCGTAGAGGTTGTTGTTGAACGCCGTTTCCGACATGCCCAGTGCTCCAGCCATCGCCGATCGGCCACCAGCAACCGCCTTACACATGCCTTTCACTACATCTTTCAAATTTGGCTCTACCATGTTGATTTTCCTTTGGTAGTTACTGTTATCCCGCCGGGGCGGTAGACTCCGTTTTCAGTTCAGGCTGCGCTAGATTCCTGACCTGAAGAGCAAGGACGCGTACCGCGCAGGTATGTCCAATCAACATCTGGACGTAGCTGTTCGCATGTCACTGCTCCAGATGTTGCCTTTTCAATTTCAGGGCATCGCTCCGCCGGTATCTGCCTTATTCCATTAATCCATTGGTTAATGGTTGGTGCTGAAACCCCTAAGAGTCTGGCCATTGCAGCCTGCCCCCCTAGGTCTATGCAGGCCTGTTTGAGTACTGAATTTTCTTTTTTCACAAATTAGGCTCCTAGTTTTCCACTTGCACAATGTTAGGCGACGCCTAATATACAGTCAATAGGAATTGCCTAACCACATAATTGTGAGGATCATTAGGCAATGCTTAGCGGTAAAGAGTTAGGTCATGCGATCGAGCAGGCCATTAACAGGAAAATTTCTTCGGGTGCCGTCAAGACCAAGGCGGAGATCGCTCGTCATTTCAAAATTAAACCCCCATCAATTCATGACTGGATCAAGAAAGGCTCAATCAGTAAAGACAAGTTGCCGGAATTATGGGGTTATTTCTCGGATGTAGTAGGCCCGGAGCACTGGGGGCTGAAAGAGTTCCCCCCCCTAATGTGTAACTCTTCCACACTGCTAGGCGAGCTGTCAGAGGGGCATAGAATTTATGATGCCTACTCGCATGCTTCAGAAGAAAGACGCGTAATTGTCGCTTTTTTATTATCAATTGGCGAATCTGAACCAACCTGGGTTGATGCAGATGTACGGGCATATGTTAGTACGCTTGATACAAAAGTTAAAAAATATCTCTCTGAAAACAAACCGTTAGTTAAAAGCACCACTCCCAAAAAGACCGGTACTTAAACTCGTATGGTCTGATGGAAAGTCACTAACTTAACTCCCACCTTGTTTTACCCCTCATTCCCAATGATTTTTTTCGACCAAAATATTAGGCATCGCCTATTGACATAAAATTAGGCATTACCTAATATCACATCATCAACAGCGAACAGGCAGGACGCCCACGAAGTAGCAGCCCGAGGCGCATGAAAAACGGGATGATTCGCTGAACCAAGCTTACAGCAGAGGGTTACACGATAACTACGAGCATTCGAACCATCGATCTAAAGGTTGGTGACAAGATCAGTTTTTACGGTGCGCTGTTTGAAATATCGAGCGTGCGCCACATTTCACAGCCTTACCGCGACGACATGGGGCCAGAAAAAACAACCATTGCCAATGGCGTTTGGCTTAGTGGGAATGAGATCCCCGGATATTTCGGAAAAAAACGCGACTGGACGTTTCAGGGAAACCACCGGGCAACGCTGGAACGCGTGAACAACTAACACCCACCGCGCCCTACGGGGCGCACAACGGCATGCTCACTCGCCCTTTCCCTCAATTCTGGGAGCGGTGGAGGATCCTAACTCATGAGTGAGCATACCGTTGTGGATCTGGCTGGTGGACTTCAGGGGCGTTGTCCGCCAGCCACTACAACCAGCAGTAAAGCCATTCGGAGTTATGCGGCGGCATCCGATTGGTGATTCCGCCAAGTGGGTAAGTTCAGCGGTTCGCTTGCAATCCCCACCAGGCTGGCTGGAAGGTCAGCACACAACAGGCAAGAGCATTGCACCGGATATATGGCCAGCACCTGTGTAACTTCCCCTGGCGGCAAGGTAGTTAGGTCGCAAAGGCAACGTTACGGGCAACGCGGCGTAAGGTGGTCAAAGGCAGTGCTCTTTCCGTTGTGATGTGTGCAAGCGCACTGCACCGCAGGCGGGAGGAAGACCGGAAATCGGCTGTGCGGCCACCATACCGCCAATACAGCGAACTGAGCGGCCGGAAATAAGCAGGGGTAGCGCCCTGGTGTCACAACCAATGAATTGCTGTGTGTAGTCTTTGGCGGCCATGCCGAACTTCAACCCACCAACACCAGGAGGATGAAGATAATGTTCATAGGCTGGCCGCCCTTTTTACACATCAGGTGGCGTACTGTGCCGGTTTCCTTATTAATTTCTACACAGTATAGCCCGGCGCGGTGCGCCACCTGGTGTGTGGAGAAAACCGCGGCGATCGCCGCTTCGTGTGAGGACTATTTTATGAGTGAAGACCGCAAAACCAATGTACCGGACTTTCTGGGTGAGCTGGATGCCGGCGTGTTTGTAAATAAACTTTCAGGCGCTTTAAACAATACCGCACTGGGCGTTCTCAATAACGGCGGGAAAGGTAAAGTTGTTATTACCCTCGATATTGATCGCTTAAGCAATTCGGTTGAAGAAAAGCGCGTCAGTATCAAACATCAACTGAAATATGTAACCCCAACACCACGCGGGAAAGTTTCAGAAGAAGATACCACCGAAACGCCAATGTACGTTGGCAAAGGCGGTAAGTTAACAATTCTGCAAGAAGACCAAGGCCAGCTATTTACAGTAGATGGCGGCACTGACGGTAAATTACGGGTCGCTAAGTAATAACGCGCCCTTATTCATAAACGCTATATTTAATTAACCCAAAGGATTATTTTATGTCTCAATTAGATGGCGGAGCAATTCAACAAGTTAAAGACCTGGTGATTTCTGGTTATCACCTTCGTGATATCGAAGGGTTAGCCTGCCCGACAGCAATTTTACCTGAAGGTGTTGGCGTTGAAAGCCTTGAGCGATTCGGCTTAGAACGCTTCCGCTTCCGCGGTGCCATGGAAACAACCAGCATTGCCGATTTTGTTCGCTACTCCACTGGCTATGCCAAAGCGGAAGAGCCAGCACGCTGCTTCATTGACGCCGACAACATGAGTGCACGGTCAGTGTTCAATATCGGTTCCCTTGAGAACCCAGGCCATGCAGATAACGTCGCCTCGATCAAACTCAAGAAAACCGCACCATACCGTGCATTGCTGGCAATTGATGGCGATCGCCTGCGCCAGAAAAATATTGCCGAATGGCTGGAAGACTGGAGCGACTATCTGGAAGCATTTGATGCCGAGGGTAAAGCAATGTCTATCTCGCAGGCTGCCGGTGCCGTTCGCCGCGTGAGCATTAAGCAAATGTCAGAAGCAGATCATGAAGACGGTGATTTCAGCGGTAAAAAATCACTCATGCAAAGCATTGAAGCCAGCAGCAAAGACGTGATGCCGGTTGCATTCGAATTCACCTGCACCCCGTATGAAGGCCTCGGGGAACGCAAGTTCAGCCTTCGCAATAGCCTGCTGAAAAGTGACGAGCCGCTTTTCGTCTTGCGTATTGTTCAACTTGAAGCGCAGGAAGAGGCAATTGCCAACGAGTTTCGCGATCTGCTGATCGATAAATTCGATGGCGGCTCAGTAGAAACCTTCATCGGTAATTTTAAAGCCTGATTTTTTAAATAAGTAATACAGCCTCAAATACCCCAGCGATGGGGTATTTGGTGAAGTGTTGCCAAAAACTGTGTGGAGAATAATTATGTCTTGGATTTTAACCTTTACGGGTAAACGCTTTGATTACGAAGCGCCAACCGTTGACGCTATTTGCATTGAAGATATAGCGCAAGCCTTATCTCATGAATGCCGCTTCAATGGTCACATTCCTGAATTCTATAGCGTGGCGCAGCATTGTGTAATTGCCAGTAAAATTGTCCCGCCTAGTTTTGCTTTTGAAGCATTACTACATGACGCGCACGAAGCATATTGCAAAGATATTCCATCACCGCTTAAAAAATTAATTCCCGACTATCGCGGCATCGAAAATAATATTGATTTTGTTATTCGGTATAAATTCGGACTTCCAGCCACAACCAGCCCGATCGTCAAGCATGCCGATCTGGTGATGCTGGCCACCGAGCGCCGCGACCTCGACATTGACGATGGGACACCTTGGCCAATGCTCAACGGGATCCGCCCTTCCGAAGACATTTTCGTGTCGCCAGTCAATCCAGTACAGGCCAGGGCGATGTTCATGCAGCGTTATAACCAGCTGTCCAGCGAGAGGACTGCGTGATGTTCGGCCTGTTCCTGCTCGTCTGCTACACCTATCAGCCCTGCGAATTTGTGCCGCAAGGCTGGGTATATCCAGACAAAAGTAACTGCCTGGCGGATATCCACCAGCAGAAATTACCCTCGCAATACGAGTGTCTGCCGGTTGATGGAGTGATCCCGGCGCAACGCCAGGAGGCCGAAGATGCTGACTGATAAAACAATCCTCGATATGTGCTGCGGACCGCGCATGTTCTGGTTCGACAAAGAGGACGAGCGCGCTGTATTCAGCGACAAGCGCTGCGAGAGCCACACCCTTTGCGATGGTAGAAAGCTGGTTATCTCCCCGGACCTGATCGCCGACTTCACAGCGCTGCCGTTTGCAGACGGTAGTTTCTCTGTTGTCGTGTTCGACCCACCGCACCTTGAGCGCGTAGGTCCCAATGGCTGGCAGGGCAAGAAGTACGGGAAGCTCGACCGTGAAACATGGCGCGATGAACTGCGATCCGGGTTCACCGAGGCTTTCCGCGTGCTGCGGCCACACGGCGTGCTGATCTTCAAATGGAACGAAACCCAGATACCGGTTAGCCAGATCATCGCCCTCACAGACGAAAAACCGGCGATCTGGCAGCGCACCGGAAAGAACGACAAAACGCACTGGATCATCTTCGTGAAGGGGGATGGCAATGGCTAAACCGGTTAACTGCGACCACATCACAGATGAGTATATTGAGCAAGCGTTCGACGGCACCAACTTTGGCCCCGTTAACAAACGGAAAATGTTAGAGCAAGGGTGCCTTAAAGCTGCGTGTGATTCATGGTCTGGCCACACCCTCTCTACCATCATGGTGGAAATCGGCTTCACGAAGAAGCTGCACGGGAGATTAACCAAACTCGGCAAACGCTTCCTGATGGATGCGTTCTATCAGCCAAAACAATCGGGCTAAAGCCCAGAAGGAAACAGCATGAGCAAATTGATCACCGCAGTTGAACCACAACGCGACCAGTACGGCTACTGGACGCACCCAGATTACTTTACGCCGGCCAATGGCGCGGAATATGGCGCGCCTGGCGAATTTGAGGCGTGGAAGGAAGCAAACCGCGTCACTGGCGCGCTGCAGTGGATGGAAAATCATGCCACAGCCGAACAGATCGATGCCTATGAATCCGGGGACGGCGATATTAGCCAGTGGGAACCCACCCCGCCAGCGGGCGATGGCTGGTTTATCGGTTCAATCCACGATACCGAAGATGGGCCAGTTTGTTACTGGCTGCGCCCTATTGAAGAGGATCCAGAGGCCTTAAAGAATCTGGTTGAAAAGCACCAGACCGAAGCTTTGAAGCGGGAGTTTATCGACGCTCACCAAGCATGTGAAAAAGCAGCCTATGCCTATTTCTGTGCTTGCGAGCTGGGAGAAGAGCGCAGCAACGCAGGTGAAATTTATCAACGTATTCGGCTGGCCACGCGCCGCGGGGGGTACTGATGAGCAAGACACTGAATTTTTATGGCGCCAGCGATGATCTGTTTGAGGTTGAGGGTGCGATACGTGAAGAGATCGGCTGCTTTAACGAGCTGGGGATCTATCACTTGAAATCTGCTGAAGGCGAAGTGCTGGTTGTCGCAACCTACACCGATGAAGGTTGCTGGGCTATTGGGCTTTGTCAGGTTGGCGAAGACGTGCCGGTGCCAGCTTGGCCTGTCTCATACTCCATGCATGAGCGAGGTTACAGCGTCCAGCTTACCATGGAAGTACCGGACGATACGCAGTTGGTTATGGCCAATGAGGAAGACGAGTAATGAGTAAAGCAACCTATCTTAACGAGTTGAACGAGGCACACCGCATCGAAAGAGCTTCCCGCCATCGCGATGCTCGCTCCCCCTATAAAAACAGGGGAAATGACCGTTGGATTGAAGTCTGTAACGCCCATAACCGAAGAGTAATCCGCAAAGCCAAGCGCTCTGTCGGTAAAGCAAATAAAAACGGTTGTCGTCGTACTGCAATGGGCCTGCGTGGTTTTCTCAATGAGCTGAATATCTGGGCACAGTTTACCGGCGGTAATCGCCAATCTGCCGGCATGCCTAAGCGTGTATATCGTATCAGCCACCGAGGGGTGATCACCCATGCCTAAGCATGATTTTTCACCACGTCTGGTGCGTGGTATCGCGATAACAACAGAGTGTGACATGTGGCAATGCAAGAAACATTATCGCTTTCGCTCTGGCAAGTATTACGGGCGGATCAGATATGCGGAAGTCCAGCATGGATAAGCTGAGCGAGTTATCTGATTTGCCAGTCTCGGTTGCAGAGGAAACGATGGAAGTCGCCGGGATGCGGGTAAAAGTTCACGTCCTCGACAACGGCCAGCGCGTGATCGACGCAGCAGATGCGGAAAAACTATTTCAATGGCTGGTAGCGGCCCCAACACAAGGTAAAACAATGAATGATCTGATGATTGACCTGGAAACCATGGGCAACAAGCCCAACTCGCCAATCGTGGCGATCGGCGCCGTGTTCTTTAACCCTATGACGGGTGATCTGGGCCCGCAATTTTATACTGCGGTAAATCTGGCGAGCGAATTGGCCGCCGGCGCCGTTCCCGATGGCGATACCATCAACTGGTGGCTGAAGCAAAGTAGCGAGGCCCGCGCGGCGATCACCAGTGACGAGGCAAAACCCATCGCTGAGGCCCTCGATGCGTTGACCAATTTTGTCACCCGCAGCTGCGAGCAGCCGAAGTATCTGAAGGTTTGGGGCAATGGTGCCGCCTTCGACAACGTCATTCTGCGTGAAGCCTACGAGCGCTGCAGTAAGGCGCCATGCTGGAACTGGTTCAACGATTTGGACGTGCGCACCATGGTGAACCTCGGCCGGCGTGTGGGATTCGACCCGAAACGCGATCTGCCTTTCGACGGCGAACGCCACAATGCGCTGGCTGACGCCGTACATCAGGCCCAGTATGTTTCGGCAATCCACCAGCGATTACTGCTCCCCCATCAGCAACCTACCGAACTGTAATTAATCCGGCCCGTTGCAGCGGGCCTCTATCGTGTGGAGAAAGCCATGAAGATCACTTTGGTGGAATGGGCTGCAGATGAATTCAGTCAGCCTTATAAAAGAGGCACTCTTTGGATGTGGGCCCGAACAGGCCGCATCTATCCTCCGGCGGAAAAGATAGGTCGTAATTGGTGGGTTTATCCAAATGCGAAATATGTAAATCCACATAACCCGAAGGATGTTGCCAAAAAAGCCAAACCCATTAACAAATATAAATTAGCGGAGCGTATTCATGGCCGCCAGACCGAGAAGTAGGAAACACAAAGACCTGCCGCCCAACCTGTACGAAAGTAACGGCAATTATCAGTGGCGCGATCCCCGCGATGGAAAGCGCTACGGCCTCGGTACCGATAAAACTGATGCTATAAACGAGGCTGTAGAAGCCAATCTGCTAATCTACAACCTGCAGAACAAAGTGCGCCTGGCGGATAGGCTGCAAGGTGCCGATATTCTGACGCTTGGCAACCATCTTGATAACTTCTTGGGCATCCTCAAAAAGCGCGAATTAGCTGATGGCACTCTTCGTCAACGTGGGCTCCAAATTGGTTATATCAAAGACCATATCGGGGACTTGCTGCTTTCTCGGGTCACGACAAAAGACGTGGCGGGTATGATGGATAGTTATGTTCAGCAGGGGAAAAAAGCCACGGCAGTCAAGCTGCGACAGATATTGAATGACGCGTTCAACGAAGCTATCGCCGCTGGCCACATCAAAGAGAACCCAGTAACACCGACGAAGGCACCGGCAAACAAGGTCTTGAGAAGCCGCCTGACAGTGACCGAGTACAACCAAATACTGAGCGCTACCAGTGATCAAGAACAATGGGTAAAAAATATGTTCGACCTAGCCCTTGTCACTGGCCAGCGGCGCGAGGATCTGGCCGAGATGAAATTTAAAGACGTACGTGATGGTTTTTTGTGGGTAGAGCAGATCAAGACCGGCGCAAGGGTTTCTTTACCACTGAGCCTTTCTATTCCGAGCGAGGGGTTGGTGTTGGAGGAGGTAATTTCAAGATGCCGCACATCTGGTGTCGTAAGCAAATATTTACTTCACACCGTTAGGGGTACTAAAAAAGGGTCTGGATTAAAGCCCGGTACTCTATCAAAGGGATTCAGTACAGCAAGGGATAAAACCGATTTAAGATGGCCAGGCACCGAGCCAAGCCTCCATGAAATACGTAGCTTATCAGCGCGTTTGTATACCGACCTTTACGGAAAAGAGGTGGCTCAGGCTATCATGGGGCACAAAACAGCAGCCATGACAGACCTCTATCGTGATACAAGAGGGGCTGAATGGATCACCGTAAAGGTGGTATAGTATTACCAGAATTTTACTACCATTTTACATCGACATTCTAACCTATTGATTTTAAATCTTTAAAAAAAGAGTCGAGCTTCGTAACTGGAACCTGCACGATT